ACGCTATATTCAACCATCAGCGTATGTCCGTTCAAGATGGAAGAACGGTCAGAATTCATAATAATACCGGTATCACATCATGGAATGACTTGGGCGATCCTGTCAATATTGATGTGATATCACCCTTGAAATTGCTCAGCCGCCTACTGGAGTCCATTAGCGCCAACAGCGAACGTATTTATTGCAGCATCAAACCGACCATCCGCACATATATATCAAACGCCTTTACAGAAAAGGACAACTGGCGGTTGAACGGTTCCCGTCTTGTGGCAGCCGAAAGCATACGAAACTTTGAGAAAGCGAAAATTTATTCCTCCTTCAGCAAGTTCTGTGAATGGATGGAAACCGTATTCGGATATGTTTATACCATTGAAATGAAAAGCCGGCCCAATACCGACCTGCCCTATGCGGACATACTAAACAATAGTCATGATTTTGAAGGATTTACCACATACAAAGCAAATATTACATCCATAACAGATAATTTCACCCTACATTTCTCAACCACAGACGGTTACTTCCTAGCCATTGTGTATGCTTCCATCACTCTTGACCGTTCCCCCAATTTCCCCGGTTATGAAAGATATCAGGTTTACGACAATGCCAACAAATCATATAAAGTGCACGAAGACAGATACTATCATGATACAGTGGATGATATGTATTATCATGCAGTTTATGATGACGGTTCAAAAAAGACCTCGTTACTCGAATGCCAGCTTTATGATATCGGACTATCCGACTATGAGGGTGTACAGACTTTCGGAGGGACAATAATCTCCGTTGAGACTGACTCCGGTTCATTCACAGGTCCAGTGGATGAATCCAATATCCTGTATGTACGTAGAAGCAAACAATTCATGTATTCGGACAATGACAAATATTACAGTTCTTTCACCGGTTCATCCAATTATAACATTGCGGACCGCGCCAGAACGGATATGGTATTTTTTACAAATGAGCAATATTATGTGATTGTCGGTACCAGCCTTATGAAATGCACTTTGAAGGAAAACGTGAATGAGGGTGAGAAGGTTCCTTATGTCGTATTCAAGCATCGTGATGAGGTTTTCGGAAGTACCAATCTGAAAACCATACACTCCATATCAGAGCCTGAATACTCCGTTGACAGCAGCCGGATTTATTCCGAAATTGAAATTGGCTATGAGAAACAGGATTATGATCTTGGAAACAATGGCAATGATGAGTTCAATTTCAGCACCACCTATACAACAGGTGTAACACTGAACAACAGCAAACTGTCGCTTATATCCCCATACCGTGCCGATTGTTACGGATTTGAAGAGCTCATAGGGAAACGGGGTGAGGAAACAAGCAGTTCTGACAGCGATAAACAGGTGTTTGCCGTAAAATGCATCAACAACGGGGGAAAATATATTGTAGACCGAACCATTATGGTTGAGGGTGCCTATACCAACAGCGTATTCAATGCACCGCTGGCTCCTGTCTATATGATTGAGGCGAACAAACGTTATCTGGCTTCCTTCACCAGCCTGTTAAAGTTCGCATCAACTGAAGGTAATGCCGGCATCAAACTGGATGACAGGGCTGTGAATACGGACGTCTCCTTGGATGACCCGCTATTCGGTCCTGGAAATATCAAATTTTCCACAGACAGCTTCATTTTTCCGGAAGATTGGAACAATACGATTGTACAGATAGAATGGAACGGAATGATTTTCAAGGGGAATCTCATGTCTCTGGATGTCAAGCCGCAAGAAACCGAAGCACTTAAATATGAATTGATAGAGATAGTGTAAATTATGTATATAGTAAGTCCGTTCACTCCTATTTTTTTCAAGCCTTCTACAGATATGTGCAGGGCTTCCGGCAAATATATGCAAATATTCGCCCCGTCTGATGAAGTCATGATACAGGTTATAACACGCTCCGAATCACGACCGATTACAGGCAAGGTAATCAACATAGTGACCGGTCATGAAACAGTCATTGACTGGCAAATATGGAGCATGAACCATACTGATAAGATTTATTATCATGTTCTGACCGCACTGGCTGAAGGATGTTACCGCATTGATATCAACGGGATGGTTTCCGAACCTTTCCGTATCACGTCTGACACGTCTGAATTATCCCGAACCACCCTTATACAGTATTCGATGAAGGACAACCGACAAAGACAGGATGCTGTCTTTTGGATTTCCGACACTCAGTATTTCTTTGACTGGCGTGCTCCCGGCGGTTTCATGGATGACAACTGGGTATTCGGTGTGAATAATGAACAGTTCACCACATATGATAACAATCTGTCTGAAATTTACGCATTGGAAACTACCCAGAAGACATTCACGCTTGGTAACGCACAAGGATGTCCCGTATGGTTCGGAGAGTTACTGAACAGAATCCTCTGCTGTACTTATGTCTATTTTGAAGGGGAACGCTTTATACGGGCTGATGCCAATGTCCCTGAAATGAGCCAGCCTATTGAGGGTTATAAGAGCTATATCTTCAAACAGATACTGCAGGATATAAAGATTGTGGACTATACAGAAAGCGAGAACCTGATAAAGATACGTCGGGTTGATGACAAAAGTTTTAGAAAAGTTGCCAATAAAATATTGACTGTATGACGGAACTTGAATTACAGGAACTCACCGATAAGATCATAGCTAAGCTAAAAGCTGACAGCCTTACTATAGACCAGTTGACACAAACCAATGTGTTAACCGGCATGGATTTTCTGGAACTGAACAGCGGGCGCAAAGTTTCATTAGATGATTTACGCAAGTTCATCCGTGGCTATGGCATTTATCTTGAGATTATTTCCAAACTGGATAATGAAACAATCCCCACCGACAACAATGTATTCTCATCTCTTCGTGTCCTGTTTGAAATCTCTAAAGCGCTTGAAGAACTTAAAAAAATATACCTACGTAAGGATCAGGATGATGAAACAAAATATCTACTAAAACTCTTGGGTGGGGCAAAAATAGGTAAAAGTCTTACTGTCGGTGACTTTATCACCGGTGTTCAGGGCGGTTACATCGGTGAGGACGCCCGTGCCGAGCTGGAGGCTCTGGTCCTGCGCAGCTCTCTGAGTGTACCAGAACTTCGTTTCAACCGTCAGACCTATTTTGAAGGATATAATACTATAAGTCCCGGCGGAGGGCTGAAGATAAAAAGCTTTGTCGCCAATAGTGACGGCAGCTATACTGTCACCCCTGATCTGGAGGATGGTGTACCGCTGGGACAGAAGCCGGACGATATCCTCCTGGGCTTCTGGCATGACAAAAGCGTCACTACCGGTGACTTTATTGGTTTCAGAAAAATACAGTACCGTATCACTTCCGCAGATTACGACGAGAATACATTCGTGATGGTTCCGCGTCCCGGATATGAGTTCGTTCCCCATAACGAGATGCGTCTCGGACAGACGGGGAACTTCACCGACAAGGAGCGTCAGACTTATATCATCATAGACGTGCGTGACGGTAACTGCTGCATCACCCTTGTTGACAATGCCAACACCTGGGACCCGGAGCCGGCACAGATGAAGAGCTGGTTCGGCAAGAAGAAGGGTATGACCATCAACGGGATCAACTGCGACAGGTTCTCGGCAGTATTGCAGGATATCATCATGACGGGATTGATTTTTCAAATTGATGAAATTACCGGTAGCACAGTCCGCGTTCCTATCGACTTCCCTAGCTGGGAGCCGGGCAGGAAGTATGCGTATTATTCCCGTGTGCCCCATAACGGTTCCACATGGTTGTGCGTCAATGACAAGGGCACTACTTCCGAGCCATCCGAAAACAATCCGGACTGGCTTGTATCAGCCGCCAAAGGTGACAAGGGTGATCCGGGACTGTCTGTAATAGGTGGCGGTCATTGGGAATCCTCTAAGACCCCATACGAGGTCAATACCATGGTCACTTTGGCGGGCTGTGTTTTTATCTCCAAGGTGAAAACATCCAATCCTCCGATTAAAATTGCAAGGTTCAGGAACGGCAATTATCGAAAGAAAAAGGATGGCGGTTATATCCTTGCCGGGAAATCAGCCGACTGGACCGTGCATGAAGACTGGGAGATGCTGCTGGACGGTCGTGAACTTAAAGGTGAGAGTATCACCTTCTTGGGTGAGTTCGCATCCCATCCGTCCAATCCCAAGGAGGGTGACAGCTACCGAAATACGGCTGACCATTGTACTTACATATACCGGAATGGTTTGTGGATGGTCATGGTCAAAGACGGGACTGACGGTAAGGACGGCAAAGGTTACGAGTGGATCTACACCCGTACCAACATCATCGGCCTTACCCCTGACAAGCCGGATTCGAAGCAGCAGGATGATTATATACCGGAAGGCTGGACAGATGATTTTCTTGGCGTGGATGCAGACCATCAGGTGGAATGGGCGTGCAAACGTGTGAAGCGTGATGGAGTATGGAGTGAATGGAGCACTCCGGCCCCTGTGCACCGTTGGAGTAAGGACGGGGAGTCGAATATCATGGCCGACCTTGACAATGAGATGGTGAGCGTCGCTCTTACCAGTACCGGTGTTACTACTTCCGCACAGTCATGGACTACCCATGTATCCATGTGGTACGGTACCGAGAAACTCACCCTTGAGACTTTAACAGTCAGCACGCCTGCCGGTTTCACGGCAAGCACAAGCAAGGCCACCGGAGCGGTGGCGATATCCGTCGCTGCCGGAAAGTCGGTTCCGGAACAGAATACGGTCACCATCACACTGGCTGCAATGAAGAACGGGCAGCTCTATACCCGTGAACTGACTTTCAAGATAACCGGTGTCCGTGGCGGGGCGGACGGTTCCGATGCGGTAATTTATAGCCTTGTCACTTCGGCCACGATGGTCAGCAAGAACAAGAACGGCGGTTACAGTGTAGCTTCGGTATCCTGTCGGCGTATGAAGACAGTCGGTGCGGTCACTACGGCCACAACGGACGGGGAGTTAAAGTACAGTCGTGACGGTGCGGCCGAGGTTCCCATCGGTGATGGTGTCGGGGTGGCTTCCGGTAATTTTACCAGTAGCTTGAAGTTCGTGTTCTACGTGAACGGTCAGGCGGTTGATGTCGAAACTGTCCCGATGGTTGTGGACGGCAGTGACGGAAAGGATGGTGAGAGCATCACAGCAGCCGGTCATTGGGAATCCGCCAATACTCCGTATGCCAAGAACAGTACAGTATCGTTTGCCGGAGGATCTTACTTAAGCAAGGTTGAAACCTCCAACCCTCCGATTAAAATCGCCAAGTTCAGAAACGGCAGACTCCGCAGGAAAAGAGACGGCGGATACATCCTCGCCGGCAGATCTGCGAACCGGACGGTACATGCGGACTGGCAGGAGATGGTTGCTCCCGTCGGACCGTCGGCATCCTACTGGCTGGACAGTCCTGTCAGCGTGATCAACTTCACTTCAACAGGCACGCCATCCCCGTCTGGATTCCTTGTCACTTGCAAACAGAATGTGGCAGGCAATGTAAGCACGTGCAGCACGCTTTATCTGGCAGCCCGCAAATACAACGGAAGCTGGCTGGCTCACGTAGGTGCTACCCTAAGCAATCAGATATCCGTTCCAGCGACAGCCGGATACACCCAGTTTGCCGTCCGGGCTTATAAATCCGCGTCGGACGCAAACGCATGGAATAATAATTTTGTCGCTGAAAAAGGGGTGGGTGTTGCAAATGATGGTTCCATAGGAGCGACAGGAGCAACAGGGGCGTTTCCCCGTGACAGAGGCGTATGGGCTTCCGGACAGACTTACGTCTGGAATGCGGATTACCGGGATAAGGTCATATATCTGATAGGGGGAGTTTATTATAATTTCCTTGTAAAAAATTACGGCGCTTCCGTTACCGCTGCACCCACATCTGTCAACGGTGATTCCAATTGGGAAGCTATGCAGAAGTTTGTGAATATCGCCACTGACACCCTGTTTGCCGATGGTGCGAATGTAGCCGGCTTCATGTTCAAAGACAAGGTTCTCAAATCTTTTAATGACAAAGGTGAAACTCTTCTTATCAACGGCGTAACCGGGTATTTTAAATGTAAGAATGCAGAGATTACAGGAACAATCACAGCGGATAAAGGACGTATCGGTCCGTTCTCCATCGCTTCGGGAATATTGTCCTCAAAGATCCTTTATGAAAATGAAACAAATAAATACGTCGGTTTCAATTTGTCTGCCGGACAAATTGAGTTTTATAACGAAAGGACATTTGCAAACGTAAGAATCGGGGGAAACACGCAGTTTGTCACCATTGAAGGGATTAAGTATGATGCTGGAATTGACATACAGAGTCCAAATGCCATGATCGGGATGCACATCAAGACTCCGAGCATTCCTCTATTCGTGGAGGGAGGTAACATTTTCCTTCATCCGAACAATGACAGCTATGTTTCTCTTCGTGGCATAGTTGGCAACTGGAGGAATATCTCTGTCAAAGCTTCATTGAACAACAACGATGATAATGTGATGTTTATTAATAGAGACAATATAGAAGTGACGCTTCCTCCGGATGTTCCGGGACATACTATATACTTCAAACGTATGAGCGGCGGAGTAAGATTGACAGGAGGACGGATCCTGCCTGCTCCCGGAGGACAGGAGGTGTCTTATATTGATTTGGATTTTGCATCCGGCTTCATTAAGTGTATGGGTAATTATTGGGTTATGTTTTATTGCGGATAATTTAAATATAAAGTATGAGAATAAATTTTGCACAATTCCCTATTTATGATGGGATTAAAAAAGAAAAGCTTATAGCCAGTAACATCACTGAGGCCTTCGGTGACTGGATATATAAGAACGTAGCGGGCTTGAAGGCGCATCTCCTTGCGGAGAAAATCTTCAAGTCGACTGTAGATGGTGTGGAACTTGACGAAGAGGAGGTGGATATCATAAGACGCTCCACCTCCATGCTGCCCGGTCTGCTGGCGGACTCACTGAATGATTATCTGGATAAAAAGAAGGAGTAGTATGAAAGAATTATGGCAATTAATCAAGATGCTGTTCTCAAGCAAGCCGGGTGATTTTGATACTCCTGAGCTGCTTCCCATGAAGCATTATCCTTTCAAGAGATACCGTTTCATGATGTGGTGCGGACGGATGATATACCGTGCCGAGAACAAGGAGAACATAGATAGGTATATGCAGACCTATGCGGGTAAGGAGAGTATGACGCACGAAACCATACACTTGCGTCAGGCACAGGTTATCGGCTCATGGGTAAAATACTACTGGCGGTATTTTGTCGAGTGGGTTAAGGGAAACCCTATCTGCCATCCTGCGAGTTCGGCATATTATACCATCTCATACGAAATGGAGGCGTATGCCAACGAGGGCAATTTGGATTATCCCGTGAACTATGACGGAAGCAACCTTTCCCGGTACAAGATAAAAGGTGGCAGGAAGAAGCTGTACAAATCGATTGGCGGCACTTCAAAAGCGTGGAAAACTTATATAAGAACTTTATAAAATTTGGATATTATGAGTGATTTGAATTTAGAAAATATAGTTGGCTTTAAAGCTGTGGATAAAAACGGCAACGAACGACAGGTGACCGTCGATGAGATGACAGAATTAGTTTCCGCACGGATTGTTTCCGCTGCATCAGAAATATCAACATTTGCTGCCGCTGCGGCAGCCGGAACAGATGAGTTTGAGGACCAGTTGCCCCAGTCCGACACCTTCTCTTGGCTCCGTACTTTGGACGGTTCCAAGAACCCAACTTTGACATCTTCTTCGGCTGCCGCGAAAGTCCTGGGAGAACT